GACCTCTGTTGTAGATATGTCTTTGAATTACATAATCTGCATCTTCAATATTTATTGCATCAGGGTCAGGATATAAATCCCAACAACTAACTGCTTCTATTCTTGGAACTAATTTTTTACTAGGAGTATATTCTCTTTCACCTGCATCATTTAATGACCACTTATGTAGAGACTGCTCGTAGTTAAATGGACCTTTTAAAACACCAGTTCCAAGTAAACACATTTCAAATAAAACATGTCGTAGAACAGATATGGCATGAGTTTCTTCTAACTGGTCATGTATAAGAGTTTGCATATTTCTTGCAGCCTCTTCAGCAGGTTCTATCTGTGGCATAGTTTTTAAATCAGGTGCAGCACCCTTTTCAAAACCTACATTAGAATATTTTTCTGCTAAACCATTTAGAATACTATCAGCAGTAGCACCCGGTTCCATTTCTCTACCATCTCCCTCAAAACCATAAATATCCTCCATACGAGGATTCTTCATATTATCAGGTTTAATGTGTGCATATTTTTCTACACCTGTTGGGTCAGTTGTAGGTAATACACTAATAGGAAATTTTCCTTGAGAAAATAAAACCTCTATTAATTGTCCGTATGCAGCGAGAACTTTTGTCTTTGTTACTTTAACAAAAACTTTAGACTTTTCAGAATCACGAAAAGCCATATCAGCACCATAGATTCCTCTATAGTTTCTGTATGCTCTTAACCATCTTTTTTCGTCATAAAGACGTGCTTGTTCTGATTCCTTTAGTCTAGATTCAATAAGATAACCTAAATTACTATAGGATTCATCTTTCTCCTCCGATAAAGAATTAACTTCATCAGATTCAGATGTCAAGCCACTTGTATTAGAATGTGGCATTTATACCTCTCTTAGTAATCTCTTTCGTCTGCAAGTGAAAAGACTTTTCCATCAACCATATTCTTTTTTTCTTTTGGATAGTCTTTGTTGATACCACCTTCATATGCATCTGCAGGTAGAGGAGCAGCACCTTTAACTACTAATGTAGAAGGTCCTTTTGCATCTCCTTGTTTTGCAGCTTCATTTCCATACATATTTTCAGGTAATTCACCTTGTACATATTTTTTCATGATTGCCATTTTATTTTTCTCCTTTTAATTGTTTTTGTATGTAAGGTAATAACCAAGGGTTATCCACACACACAGTCGTTAGTCCATTCGCAAGAGTGTTGCAAATTTTTTCTTCTTCTTTTTCATCTAGCTCTATTCCCCACTGAAATATAATAGCATGTAATATTTCATGCACTAAAGTGTTAACATGAGAAACAGAATCTTCTGTAGATGATAAAGCTATCATTCCATCTGATGCAAGAAACTGTCCGTTTATTTCATTACATTTAGATACTATGGAATCTAAATTTTTTATCTTATAATTTTTATATCCTACTTTAATATCTTTCATTTTAATTCAAACTCTAATCCAAAAACTACACCAATATTTCCATCAACTTCATAAGCAGGAGCTATAAAAAAATTATCTTTTTTAATTCTTAGCATTGGTGCTACAGTTGCTCCAGTATATCCTGTAACTAAACCATACTCTATTTCTAAATTATTATGGTCATACGTTTTACCTACATAAGAACTTATAGTATATTCACTATTATAGTATGCTCCTAGAATAGTATTATCTATTGTGCATCTAGCATGAGGATGTATAGAATTATAATTATTTTCTAAACCTACATGCATTGACACTGCAACAAGTAAAGATAGACAACTCAATATCCAAAAACTTTATCTGCCACTAAATCTTTAGTTTGGCCAACACCAAAGTCATGAAACTTTTGTGATACTGGATGAACAGGTCTACTCATACAACCATATCGAAGTGCATCATAAGCGTGGTCTTCTGCATGAGTATCTACATCTTCAGGATTATTTTTATCTGTGGGTAACATAGGAAGTGTTCTTACTAAGTTAATACAATTATCAAAAACAAATAATGTAGGAAATCCTGTATCTTCATTTAACTTTAATCTTTTATGTATTTCTAATTTACCTGCTATTCTACTTCTAGGACTTCTATCAGACGGTCTCCATCTACATCATAGTCTCTGCAATACTAGGACCTATATCTCCACGTCTAGCCCAAGTAGAACTATCTAGAACTCCGTATCTAATATACTCGCCATCTTCTAGTTCCATAACTTTTTGAGCAAATAAATCTGCAGTTAATTTTTTTGTATATAGTTCTCTATAAATAAAAATATTATTATCAAAGTCTATTGCAAACCATAAACAACAAGCAGGTGAACTATATCCCCAGTCTGCAGCTCTAAACTTCATCCAACCTCTAGGAATGTCAAAAGGTTTCATTACGTGAATCTCTTTATTAAATTCAGGAAATGAAGAATCTTCAAACGCTTCCCAGTTACCATCTAAAAATTGTTTTCTTTGTACTTCTGGTAATGATGCTAACATTGCGTAATAATCGTCTGTTTGCATCAAGTAGGGATTATCTTGCAGTTTAGCAGGAATAAATCTTCTTGATATCTTTTTTATACCAGTTGGTGTCTTAATGTCAATATCAAATTTTGTATTAGGCTTAGAAGGGTCAACAAACATTTCTTTTACCCACTGTGAGCCAACATTTCCCGGATTACCTGTTGCCCTCATAAACACTGGAATCTCAGGGTCTACACTTCTTAAAGATGAACGTAAGAAATTATATATATCTTGTGTAGGATATTGTGGTAATTCATCAATGCCAATCCATGTATATGACTGTCCTTGATATCTTAAAGCATCTGTCAGATTCTCTGCATAGCCAAATTCTATTCTAGCACCTGAAGGAAACTTCCATTCTTTTTCTTGTTCTCTCCATTTAGCACCAGGGTATGCTTTTGGATATAACTGTTGAGAATGATTTATTAAGTCTCTCAACTCAGGCATTGTACGTCTAATTAATAATGCTCTGTGTTTTTGTTTATCACAATATCGCAGTGGGTCAACTAACATAGCGTAAGATTTACCACCACCTCTTGCACCACCATAAAAAACTTCTCTTTCTGATGCTGCTAAAAATTCTGTTTGAGGACCATCATTAGGTTCAAATATAACTTCTTTTTCTTTTATCGCATTCTTAATACTAGGTGTTGTGTCCTCTATCTTATCTTCTTCAATAAGATTCTTTTCACCTGTAAAAACTTTATCTAATTCTTTTAAACTATTTTTTGTAGCCCAATAATTCTTTTGTGCTTTAACTAATTCTTTTTTCTTATCTGCTAATTTTTCTTGTGCAGATTTTTTAGCTTTCTTTTCTTTGACTGTTAAAGTTTTATTTAAGTCAGCTACTCTACGTCTACCAGTATTTTTTGGTTTAGGCTCGTCTACCACCCTTTATTTATTTTCCTTTTTAATACTTCTCGTAATCCCATTCCTGTAATAGTTCTACCTGAATGATGTGATAGCCACTCTGCAGTTTCTCTATAACTACAATTACTTTCTATAAATTTTTTTGCTTTAGTTAAAAGTTCTATTTCTTCAGGAACTTCTACTAATAGTTTATCGTTTTCTTCTGATACCTCGTAACCAAAAGGAATAATTCTAGATACTCTGCGTCTAGTTATTCTTAGGGGGGAGGATGAAGATTCCGTGTGCAACTTTTGCATTGACATCTATCTTTTCCTTTTTAACTAATCCTATTCTGTCTAAAACTTGTTTTGCAGCTTCTAATCTTACATTAGCACCAGGGGTTGTGCTTTCTTCTAGTCCCATAGTGTTAATCATTTGCATACTAGCCTTTGGAGCAAACGCTGCTAATACTTGTTCTGCTCTATCTATTATCTCTTCCTTTAATGCTTT